TTCCTCCAACTGCTTTATCTTCACCTAATCCAATAGCTCCAAGTAAACCACTAAGAGGTCCACCAGCTTCCATTTGTTTTTTACTTGGTCTTCCTCGTTTCTTTCCAGCTTTCATACCATCTTCACCTAATCCAATAGCTCCAAGTAAACCACTAAGAGGTCCACCAGCTTCCATTTGTTTTTTACTTGGTCTTCCTCGTTTCTTTCCTCCAACTGCTTTATCTTCACCTAATCCAATAGCTCCAAGTAAACCACTAAGAGGTCCACCAGCTTCCATTTGTTTTTTACTTGGTCTTCCTCGTTTCTTTCCACCAGTTAAAGCGTTTTTATTCATTGCCATAGCTTCTACACCAACCGCTCCGCCTTTCTTTTTACCGATACCTATTAATTTTGCTAGTGGTAATACATTTTTTACATTGCCAACAAAATCACCAATATCATCAAATATTCCAGCGCCTTCCATTCCAGCAGTACCAGAACCAACAGCGCGAGCATTCAAACCATTACCAGATTTAATCGGCATAGATTTCATACCATAATTTGCTTTGTATCCTCCAACTTTACGCCCCTTTGCTATTTTAATAAGTCCAGCTTTAAATTTTTTACCTTTTTCTCCACCTAGTACTTTATTTACAAGTTGAAAAGGCATTTTAAATCCAGTTGTGAAGCCTCTAGCTATATCGTCAAATAAACCAGCTGCCTTTAATTTTCCTTGATCTTCTTTGCCTAATCCTATGGCATCAAATAAGCCTGAAAGTGGTCCACCGGCTTCCATTTGAGCTTTCTTACTTGGTCTTCCTCTTTTTCTTCCTGCCATTTTACCTTCATCAGAAGTAGGGGCGCCCAATCCGAAAGTAGAAAGTAAGCCAGAGACCAACCCAGACCCTTCTCTAACTGAGTCATCATATTTAATTAAGGGTTTGACTAAAGGTACAAGATTTGATTCTAAAACTTGTTTACCTGTGTCATCTAAATTTTGTAAATGTCTCAAATTAATTTGCATTAATTGTTCTTGAATTTTTTGGTTATACGGTGTATTTTCCATTTTATTATATAATTATTTTATATTTTAATTAAAAAAAAAAATTAATATGTTAATAGAATTAAGATTTATTTAAAATAATTTATAAGCAAAATGGGCGGCATATAATCTATTAACATATTAATATAAATAATAAATAATTTATATTAAAAGATTTTACATTAAAAGAGACTAATTGACGATTTTACATTAATTTTGAAGCCATACGACCAGCGGTTGAAATACCAGCGGTTGAGATGCCGGCTTTTCTACCATAACCAAGAGTATCAAGGGCTTGAGCTCCGAGATTAGCGTATTTATTATCACCTACTGCTTGAAGCATTTTCTTTGCCATTGGAAGATAATTTGATGCCATTGCTTTCATATCACCAAGAACACCATTACCAACATATCTTACAAGTTCGCGTTGAGTCATATGTGGTGCAGCTGCAGCATTTAGTACATCATTGCGAGTAAGAACACCATTAAGATATGATGCTGAATTGCCGTTAGTAGTTGAAAGGATACCAGAGTATAAAAACATAACATTAAGTTCAGGTACAATAGGATTAAGAAGATTATTTATGAAATCAACTTTAATTTGGATTTGAGTTGTTGTGAGTGAACCGGGACAATTATACACTTCGTTTATGTTTATGCAATCACCAAAATTGAGATATAGCACACTACCGCAAGTTCCGCGAAGTGATGTTGGGACGCTTTGAGCGTCAACACCATTGCCGCTAACTCTTACAAGACCGGAGAACTCATCAAAAGTCTGTTGATTGCCAGATTTACGAGTGAGGTCATAAAGTTGTTTTTGGCTGAAATTGCTTAAAATTCCTGATTGATTGTTAAATGTAATATTAACACCTGTAATAGTTCCATAATGGTCGGGGACAAGATTGCCTGTCGCACTTTGTTTATTTGCATCATTTACCCAAATTACAACTTTATCAGGAATTGAGTTGAGTTGAAGAGAGTTAGATGTTAAGGTAGATGCGACACCTGGTTGAATTTGAGCTAGAGGAGCTACAGGAAGGATATAATTAACAAATTGTTGTAATGGTGTTACGCAAGTTGAAGGAATGAGCATTGTTGGAGGTGGTGTGTAATAAATAAATTCCATATATGAATTTGCATATGATACACCCACTACTGATTTAGTAGCACCAGCAGTTTGGGATTGATACCAACGAAGAGCGCGTTTGGCAGTTGCGTCCATACTCATAGTAAAATTGAGTTGTGTGATGCCTACAAGTCCGGAGTGTTCTTGATCTCCCCCAAATAAAAATGGACTCAATATCAGGGGTTCTCTAGCTCTTACTGTAATTTGAACATTTTTAATACCAGCAGCTGCACCTTGAGCAGTATTGCCGACAATTGAAATAATTTCAAAAGACCCGCGAGAATCTAAATCTTTTGTATTTTGGCCTTCTGCGGTATTAAATGGAGAGTTCCAAGTTTGAATAAGTGGTTTTTGTCCAGCATCAACAGCAGCACCAAGAACAGCGGCGTTTGCTACTTGTTGAGGAAGGGCAGTAACATAATCGCCCCAGTAATCGAGTTGTGTAAAAGTTGAGCCATATAGTTCTTGAATCTTTTGTTTATCAAGACCTCTAAGAATAGGGTCTAAAATTTGATTTACGTTATTTTGTACAACAGACGTATTATTGAGTTGACAACTTATATTACTGGTGAGCTGATGCAACACAAAAGGTGCAAAATTGTCAGCACCTGATACTGCTACAGCGTTATTAGTTTGGTTGATTGGTGTGCCGTTCCAAAGAAATTCGTACGGAGTTACATTGCCCGTTAAAGAAAATGTAATATCTGAACCCCAAATAACATTTCTTGAGACTACGGTCGAAGTCGAGGGGACTTGCCTTTTTACCCTAATTTTCACTAGGGAGTAGACTATACCTTAAGCATTCTCCGGTTGATTAGACCATCATAGAATACCGATGCCGTAGTAGTCGTTGAGACCGAACCATATCCTATCATAACGGATTTAGGTTCTGTATCGCGGATTGTCCAATTCTTAACATTATTACCATTGGGTTCGACTATTAATCGAGTTCCTTTTATACATTTCTATATAAAAGTGGTAGTTAAGACTCTAAGGAGTTTCCCGCTTTGCGGACATCTTGCCATATTTAAAATATGACTATGGAATTAACCTTTTAAGTTTCCATCTTGCGATCTATATTCCCTCGAATTCAAATCGCATACACATGTTGGGTGCTAGAGCTACTATTTGCGTTATATTTTTGAGAAGTGATATTTTGACCAGATTTGAATACAGCAAAATCAAGAGAATCTGAAATATCGAGAACAGTGTCTTTTACACTAAGAGGTCTAATCAATTGGGACATATTATTATATAATAACAAACTAAAAAAACAAAAAAATAAAATTAAATTAAAACTATGAATCTATATGATTTTACATTTTACTATTATATGATTTCTTGCGAAGTAAGACTAAAAGATTTGCACTAGCTCCTGCGTCAAGATACATATCATGGTCAACACCATATTTATCTCTCCACTTGATTTCAAGAGATAATTGATTAAGTGAAGAACTGCCAATTAAATCAACCAATCTATACTCTCCAGCAGGTGTATAGAAAACATTTTGATTCGTTGCCTCAACACCAGATACAAGTGGAACAATAAAGTCAGTAAGCACTTTTGTAATAGCTTGTTGTTTATAAATATTGCCTACAGTTGTTGGGTCAACTATATTTAAGTTTTGAGGTTGACCAGTTAATTGTGATTCTACAGGGATGATAGTTGAACTAAATACCCAAGATTGAATGGGTGTCCAAGTTTGAACTGAGGAGATTTGTTGTAGATATGTTACATATTCACCTCCAGCTTGAACAGCACCATCAAAAAGGATATTAGTGTCTAATAGATATCTGCATTCAGCTGACTCGGGATATAAAGAACCATTACCTGATTGAGTAGGAAAATATTTGAATCTGAAAGTATTCAATAAATTATATAATGGCTGATTAACAGATACATAAAAGTTAGAACCTGTTGGCGCAGGTGTTCCTGTAGGTGTTGAAGTTGGTTGATTATATACAATTTTACCAAGTGCACTATCCCACTGTATATATGGTAGTTTTGTCCAAGTTCCTGCAGTTGTAGCCCAAGCAGCTTTTATAGCATTATTAAACATTCTACAAAATGTATCAACATATTTAATGTAAAAATATGGATTATTGAATAATTCTTCTTTATTTCTTGGATAGTCTAAAATATTATCTAAATTAACATTTACAGTTTCGGGTATAAAAACTAAAGTTGTTGTATCGCCTAATTGTGCATAAGTTGTTTCATTTTCAAAAAAGTCAAATGGAAAAGTGAGCATTGTTGTAGTTCCATAATCAGTATTTGGATCAAGATAATTATTAATTAATTGAAGTGTAGTCGGACTAATAGAAGTTAAACTATTAGCACCATCAATTACATTTGATAATAAAATATTGTTATTAGAATCAAAACCAACTAAACCATTCAATATTTGAAGATTAGCATAATTGAGAGATGTAATCTCTGAAAGACCAGCTGGATTAATTTTAAACATAGTTGTTAAATTATTTACATTATCAAGTATAGCATATAAATTAGTTCCATCATTATAAAGATATGCTGGTGATGGATTTGTTGATGGTGTGGTTGTATTACTAACTTGACTAAAATTTGATGGGTTACCTGTTCCAGTCCATTGTTGAATTGTATTGACCAAAGGAGCATTTGGTGAAGACTGACAAGAAATATATGAATAAGGACTAGCAGTTATATTAACAAGACTTAAATTTACATTATTTGTTACAAGTGTTCCTTGATATACTCTACTATCGGTTCCGATAGCATAAATTAGTGATGAATTAACTCGAGAAACACAAGCAGAAACCACAGGTACATTTGAATTGATTTGAGTGAATTGGTTAGTGCTCATAGTTGAGTCATTCATCCACATATTAGATTTTCTTGGTTGTCCTGTTCCAGCGAGTGAGGTATTATTAAATGGGTAAGATACAGTATATATACTTGCAGGACTATATGCAACTTCTTGAAAAAAGAATGACATAGTTCTATTATTCCAAAATAGACCGGTCGGGAAATCAGTTTCTAATAAACAGATGGTTCCATTTTCTGGTTTACATTGTATATATGTTTGATATCTATTAGGAGGTGAAGTATAAATAAGTGTTGGAGTATTAGCAGTAGTATACGTATTATCTGTAAATGTAACACTATAAAATTTATTGCCTGCTATTCCTAATTCTGGAACATTGGCATTATTAGTAAAGAATAATTTACCGGCTCCATTAGTGACATCATTACGATTAAAAGTTATGTCACTAACTCCACCTATAGGTGTAATAGTGTTAATAGGTGTTGCAGTTCCATATACATATATTAAAATATTATTAAATCCTGAAACAGCAATATGTGTAGCATCTATTTCACAAATTCCATAAACATTGACCCCAAATGGAACATTAAATGTTTGTATAATTGTGTTTGGATTTGCACATGATCTTATTACGACAGTATCAGCAAGTGAATTAAAATAAGCAAAATTTGATGTAAGAGGTAGATATGTCAGTTGCCAAATTCTTGTGTCTAAATTTGGATAGGATTGAACGATAGCACCACTTATTCCATCATATTCAATTAGGGTATAGTTATTTCCCCCAATGTCTTCAACATAAAAGTATTTTAAAAGATGTTTAAAACATCCGTAAGCTTTATCTAAATTTTTCCCATTAAATGGTAAATTAGAATTTAAAATATAAGATTTAGCAGATGTGCCAGCCAAATCAAAACCGACTAAATTTGAACCAATTTTAGTTGGATTATTTGGGTCGCCTCCAAAACAACAGAATTCATAGGGAGCAATAGGATATTGTGAAATATATAAATTATTATCATTTCCAACAGCTAAAACATTATTAGTAAAATCATTATTATCAATTGTTAAAATTCCTGTTGCCGTTCCATTTAGACTAAAATTACCAAATTGTGACCAAGTGTTAGATGCAACACCTCCTGGAGCATCAGACGCATTAAATTGATAAAATTTATTAGCAGTATCAATACCATATAATCTGGCTTCAGCATGATTTGAGTAAATATATTTTAAAGGTGTTGCACTATTAACTTCAAACATATCTACAATTGGTGATATTGGGAATCCTGTGGCATATGTCTTATTATCATTACCAACAGCAAAATAAAAATTATTTGATACTTTAGCTAAAGGACTAATTAATGTTGGTGAATTTGTAAGTTGTGTATCTTGTATATCAATTTCAAAAGCAGCACCACTATAAACACCGAATAAAGTATCGGGTGTAAATTGAGTAGATGCTAACTCATTCAATCTTCCATCAACAAATGTAATATCATTAACATTATATTTATTAGTTGGTGATACATAAGCTGTCACTCCGAGTTGCCAATTTGCGGGGTCTACTTTACTTCCTTCATAATAGTTAATAAAATCATTTGAATTACTAACAACACCAACATAAAAATCACCAGTAGATTTATTAGTTGTTATATATTTATATGATACACCGGAAGCAGGGGTAAAAGTTTGAAGTAGTGTTTTACTAATTTTATCAAATATCTTAAGAACTCCACCAGAAATAATATATAAAGAACCATTACCGTTTGGAAGCAAACCATTAGGAACATTGTCATAGTCAACTGATTTACCATCATCAGGAGGAAAGTTTAAAACAACTTTTTTAAGATCACCGAAATCACCATTTTTATAGATACCTAAATAATTCGTACCATCGGCACCTAATAAGCCAAATGTATCTTGTAATTTAACACTTGTCTCAACATTATAAAAGAAAGCCAGTTCATAATCTGTTAATCCTGTAAATGCTTCTCTATTTGGTTTAATTTGGATATCAGGAATGAGAACTGGTAAATTACTTTGTAGATTCCATCTAGCAATTGAAAGATAGTAATCGTCAGATTTATCTATGATTGGTGTTTGTTTGACTTGATTGAACTTAAGGGTTCTAGGAGATGCATTATTTGGTGTATACTCATTAAACAGACCCATATTGAAGTACTCATGTGTTGGTCCTAAATCATTATATACATATTGATTGTAGTTTTGTTGCAATGTGTTTAAACTGAATGCCATTATATATTATATATGTATATTAAAAAAAATTACAATTTATAAAAAAAAAAATTAAAATTTAGATTATTTACAATATTTAA